GTACAATAGATACTTGAACAAACGCCTCCTTTAGAATTTGAATGGGACGATAAATCTAGGATGGATGTTTGGAAGACCAAAATGACTAATTTCATTATTTTATAATATTTGATTTTTAAATTGATATTAGTGACATTAATTGTAATAACGTTAAGTCATTTCCTCTTCCATATACTACCGAACACAGAAATACTTATAGTTAGTTTAGCTATAATGTTGATTTCTCATAACACCTAATCGTCGTGGGTTAAATTTCATAACCTTAATGTGGACGCTTCAAAAGGTAAGCTTGATGCCGATAAATATGCTAATTTACTAGTCGTTAAATTAATGAGCTTAATAGACAACACTAAATAATTTGTAAGTAGGACTTCATCCGATATAACTCAAATCTTTACCCCTGTAAATCAAATCTTTACCCCCATCAGATAAAGGAGCAATAACGAATCAGAATATCACTTGATGACTAATGTATAAGTAGCAGGACAAACAGTTTAATTATAACAAGATAAGGGAGCTTCAACTTATATATAGTTTATTGAAGAAACTGATTTACAAAGTGACACAAAAACAGGATACTATACCTCAGATTAATGGGTTTAACAAATTAAAGATGAAAAAGTACAAATATTGCCACTAGAAGAGTATACAGCAAAATATTCCGAAAAGAGAAAAGCTCCAAGTGTTAATAATAAAGTTGACGAGATAACAGTTTATGACTTAAAAGGCGAAAAACATTATTATTGTAATGAAACTGCTAATGATGCATTTAAGCACATGTTGCAATTAGCTAAATAAGCCGACAACGACGTACAAATCAAAAATAAGCAATATATCCAAAACCCAGGGTTACCTGTATAAGAAGTACAATTACCTTTAGCTTACGCTGAGATGAATAACGAAATGATAATTGAAACAGTAACACACAGGATGCTAGGATGTTAAGCTGTACCAGATAGTAACATGAAGAAGGAGTATACAAGATGGTTGTACAAATATATGAGGGAGACAATGTTACCCAAAATTTTAGAACAAACCGTTTTATTAG